CACCACCAGCTGGAGCAATGCCATCTGCACCACCAGCTGGAGCAATGCCATCTGCACCGCCAGCAGGTCTTCCCGGTGCCCCAACAGCAATGCCCGGCGCGTTGCCCGGTGCAGCACCTGCGCAGCCGCCAGTTGTTATGCCATTGGTTGCGCAGCAGCAAGCAGGCGCATTGCCTACGCCCGCGGTTACCGCAAGGCCTGCTGCTCCACCTGCCGCGCCGCCTGCCGCGCCGCCTAGACCTGCTGATCTGGCAGGTATGCCATTGGCAGCACAAGCTGAGATTCAGAAAAAGCGTGTTGAAGAGGCTGATAAGACTTTCAACGCCAAGCGTGATGAGATTCTTAACTACACTCCGCAGTTGTTGGAAGCATCCAATACTAACTTGAAGCAACTGAATGACATTGCAACGAAAAAGCCTCAGATCTTTGCGATCATGCAAAACTCAGGTTTGCTGTCTGGTTTGATGACAGCGGCGCAAGAAGGCATACAGGCTCAAGCCGGTCAATACAACGTAAGAGTTGGATTGCCAGTTAAAGAATTCCTGCAGCGTACTAAGCTTTCGCCTGAAGACCAGCAAGCTGTGCGTGAGGTTAGCCGCATTCTGGGGACTGAATTCTTGTCCAACGTAAAAGCCAACAAAGGCTTACTGGGTGTTAACCCAACGGACAATGATGCAAGACTCTTGCAGGCGCCAATGGCAAGTATTGATGACTCCTCACGTGCTGTTCAGTTGTGGGCACGCCAGCAGTTGTTGTTGAATAAGCAACGTGAAGCTTTATACGGCGCCTATGATCAGTTTACTAGCAAGGCTGGCACAGCTGCATCACCACGCCAGTTCTTCAGCCCCGGCAGCGTGTATGAGAAGATCAATAAAGACTACGCCGATTATCGGATGCAGTTGTTCCGTCAGTTTAACCCACAGTGAGTTGACATATGGCAAAAGATTTAAAGGCCCTAGACCCTATGTTTGCCGATGGTGAACAGGATACATCACAAGGTGAGAGCTTAGGGCAACTCGACCCCCTCTTTGATGCCCCAATAGGGCCTGCCAAGTCGGCTGCGCCTAAAAAAGCCAGAACATTGCTCCCCGAATTGGGCTTGTCACCAGGCGAAGAGAAGGCTGTTGCCACTGGCGTAGGCGCCGTGTCTGGCCCTATGATACAAAAGGGAATGGCCAAGCTTTTGCCTACAAAAGATATGCGAACAGCAGAAGCTGTTAAGAAACTGCAAGAAGAGCAGCGTGTTAAAGACATGCTGCAAAAGCTTAGGGATGAAGAGCTACTTAAGGCTGGCATTCAGCCTGAGTCCGCGCCATCTAAAGCACAAACATCTGGCACCAAGTGGTATCAGAATTGGGCAGGTGGAAATAAAGAGATTGCAGGCGGCGTACCAGAAGCTGCAGCAACTTATCAGCGCGGTAAAGGCCAAGGTCCAGTCACCAAAAAGCTAACCAAGAAGTTTGGGCCTGATCTTTTTACCAGCGAGCCCGGGCAAGTCAAAGAATCTTTGGTTGATAGACTTATTAGGCAAGGCAAAGAAGCTGATGCCGCCGCTCAAGCAAGAGCTGCTGCAATGCCAGCTGCAGAAGCTGCTGCGGCTAAGCGACTTGCAGACGCAACTCCAGGGCCTTTGTCAAAAGTGGCAAACGTTGCCAAGGCTCCTATTGTTGGCGGCGCGTTAGGCGGTGCTGGAGCAGGTATGAGCTTTTATGAAGCTTACCAGCGTTACATGGCGGGTGATAGAACTGGCGCCGTGCTATCAGCTTTGGCCGGAGCCGGTGGATTAATGTCTATGGTCCCAGGGCTACAAATTCCCGGGGTTGCATTAGGCTTAGGCGCCACAGGAGCTCAGTATGCTGTGGATAAGTACAATGAGCCTGCGGCGCCTAAGGCTGATCCTATGGCCTTGCCACCACCGTCGGTGACTCCTGGGTCTGCGCAGTAGGCTCTAAGATTTCCAAGACTTTCTTAAGCAAGCCGATTTGCATTTGCTTAATGTCGGTGACTGACATGGTGGTGTCATCATCAAAGTCTTCTGAAGAGACCAACCCAAGATTTGTGCGTATTTGATGCGCGCAGTTTCTACGCTCCAAAATGCTGCCTGTATGAAAAGCCTCAACCCATACATCGTAAGGATTGTGTAATAGCTACATCTTGCCGGCGTATCTTAACAGTTCACACCAGTCTTCAAAGCTCATTTTGACCATGTCAGGTGCTTGCTTCATTGTGATTTCCATTTCAAAATTGTAGTAAGACGCGGGATCACAATTGGAGGATCCAAGGACTCCACACCACGAGCCGAGATGGCTCTAAAGTCTGCCCACTTTTTAATGTATGCAGGATCTTCAGACGGTGGTACCCAATTGTAAATACGACGCCATCTTTCGGTAATGGATGTACTTGCTGGGGTGTATACGTAATCAGTCATAGGTCTTTTCCTTTAGTGTTGAGCCACATACGCAAAGTTGACATGCCACCATCAATTAAGACGTGGTTGGGAAAGGCTTGGTACTTATGGTACAGCGGATGGTTGATGAAGTTCTTCATAAGAAGATACGCATGCGCGTCTGGTGCATTCATACCCATGGCGCGATCTGTGTCAATGCAGTTTATGTCGTAACGATCAGAGAACTCTTTGAGAATCAAATGCACCTGATCGCCTAGCAAACCAATGATAACAACCTTAGGCAGCTTGGCGCCTGTGGCCTCATACGTTGGGTTATGCTTTGGTATTTTGAACTCATGTTCAAGCTCTTTAACGGCAATTTGCAGGCTTTCACGAAGCCCCAAAATGAATCGTTGTGTAATAGTATTCACCAACTGCTCAACGAGATCAACTGGTGCATCGGTTTTTGCCACTTCCTGTGGCGCTGGAGGTGTTTTCTCCGGCGGTGCATAGATTTCCATGGTCAATTGCTTTGGCACCTCCTGCGCAGCTTTTTGCCTAATCAGTTTGATCAACTCAGGCGCTGCTGAGGGGGTGGTAAAAGGTCTACGGCGAGTAGTAGGTAATACCAACTGCTGGGCTTGCCGTAATGCTGCTAGCGCCGTATAGTTGCCACGGTTGTAATACTTTACAGCCTCATTAATAACAAGGTCGCGTTCTTCAGCTGTCCAACGAATTTTAGGTAACATTTCAATTCCTTTCAATAGTCAATTTACAAAGTATGGGGGTATCCCATAACGTGAATTATATCACGTCTTTTGTGCTTATTACATCTTGCCAAACCATGGCCGAAGCCATTTCCACTTTTAGAGCGGCCAGTGCCGTCAGTATATCCTCCATATGATAGCCATCTCGAATTAATTCGAAAACAAAAGTTCTAAGTTCTTTTTGAACTGCGAATGATAAGTTTACACGTTCAATAGCCATTTTGCAAACTCGAAAGTAGGATTAATGGATTTGCCTGCCAAGATGTGAGCCTCGTAGCGGTTAATGCGTGGCGGCTTGTCTTCAATTGGAATATGCAGGTTTGCGTTGATAATGTCATTAAACATAGGCAGCCGAGACTCATACACATGGAATGATCCGGCGGATACGGTTAAGGTCCCCATCTCAGCGCCGACCAAGTTGGCCACAATTTCCTGCAGGAAGCTGAATGTAGGCAAATCATTTGCCATACCCCAAAGAATATCTTGGCTGCGCATAATGGCACGTGCGTTTAGCCTGCCATTACGAATCCGGAACTCAATGGCCAAAGTGCATGGAACATCTTTTGCCTCTATATCCATATGGTCGGTGTCGGTGCCGTACATTGGAATAACGGCGCGGCGTGACATTGGGTCCTGCGTAAGCAGTTTTGCAATATGCAAGGCGCCGTGAGGGCCAAACCAATAACTGCCGTAGTTGCTATTCAACTTGCCGTTGGCTATGATCTTGCCCCACTGCGCCGCATGCTCTGCAATGCTAAGATCACGTGGGTCAGCTTTGATGTACCAAGCCATTTCGCGCTTAAGATACTTCACATTGAAGTTGCGGCCTTTGAATGAGTTAAACCTTACAAATGGATTGACCGTATAGGTAAAGTTTTCAATCTCAAGGCACTTTTCACCGCGTGGACTTGTCCACGTGCCATGCTGTTGCAATGCGTTATAAAGATTAATGAGCTCAGGCTCATTGCGAATCGTAATTTCCATGGTCTGCTTCCGTAATTAGGTAAGGTTGGTCGGGATAGTTTTGCATGTGATACAAAGGCGGTGGCAATTTAATCACAGGCACATCATTGTTCAGGGCCCAAGTGTATGCGTTGTTGCCAAGGGCGTAGATACGTTTTGGCTTTAGCTGCTTGATGAAACCGGCATCCATGGGTGTGCCTTGGTAAGTTTGAGTATTGACCCAGTACAAACCAGTTTCAGGCACATTCTCACGCTCCAAGGTTTCAGCCAGCATTCTGCTAGGGCCATCATTATCCAAGAAGTTAATGAAAGGCACCACAGCGGCTGTGGACTTAACATTAGTGCGAGGGCCTTTATCGCAAAGCATTAGTGTATTGCCTTCAACAAAGGCGCCGCCGCCAGATGATTTGTTAGTCATTGACTTGGTTGCAAGCTTAATGAACAACTCTTCTATATCATCTTTGGTATAGTCGTAGGTGATGACCGGCAAGGATGTATCCATCGGCAGCGTGGAGTAGCCTTCATACACTTGCTCCAACTGTTTAATATTGTCCAAGTACTCATCATCAATTCTATCTTTGAATGTTTTCATACACACTTCAAAGTCAGGTTGGCAATGCACAACTACAACGCCACGAGCCAAGGCTGCACGCTCTAACATTCTACGGCGCGGCATATCGAGTCGGTTTTCACCCTTACGATACACGTTACCGTAGATTGGCTCAGACAGCCATGACCTATCCATAATGACATGATCGTCGTAGGTCAATGCAGCTGTCATGCCGCGGAAGTACGTACGGCAAAGATCCTCGGTATTCATACCACGATAAGGCCCATGCTTTTCAACGTGGGTCATCTTGTCTTTTTGCAATCGTTGTCGCAAGGTCTCTGACAGGGTAGTCTTACCCCCGCCATCAGCCCCTTCTAGAATTACGATCATTTAAGATACCCTCAAGTTTTGATAGTGTATCTTCAAGCGATGCGGTGCGCAAGTAAGTTGCCTGCTGCGCCGCCGTCAGTTGAAGCTGTTCATCATCCATGCTTTCTAATTCACGGAGACTATATGCGTATGAGGGGTCAATGATCCCGAGCTCTCGGGGATCTCCACCAAGAACGCATCCTGCATGAGCAGCGTGCAAGTATCGGACACGCCACCAGCCAGAGCCCGCGTGTCGATACGTAGGACAAAGGACACCTTTATACGCGCCGTACTGCCAGACGACGTCTGATTCCAAAATTCTAGGCTGGCCCAGCGATTTTCCACCGACGCTGTGAATTGGCCATGCGAGGTTTTGAGCTGTAGCCCAGTCATGTGCTTCCTTTGATAGTGATGCGTTGTACCATTCGGTTTTACGGCGATCCCAAGCCATTTGATGCACAGCAGGCATTTCATACAACGGGCTTGGATCCCATGCAATAATGTTTTCTACTGGCAAGCCCATGGCCTTGGTATCACCCCATGGAAATAGTGGAGCAATCCACGTATGCTCACACAGTGATTCTGGTGCAATCTTGTTTTCCCACGTTGGCAGTATCTTTTGGAAAGCCCAGTCATCAAGGCAAATGTAAGCATCAAAGCGGCTTTCCAAAGCCCACAAGGCACCCTCAGGATCCAAAGCATTGTGGTCCAAGGGGTATAGGTACACAAATACTTTGTCATAGCGCGTGAGGTCTTCACCCGGTGTAACGGCACGGTGATCAACATCATGCCCCATACGACCAAAGGCGTCTGCCATCAACTCAGGAATTGAAACAAACTTGGTGGAGCTGGCACGCTGTGGATGGTTGGTATGCGTTTCTGTAACGCCTGAAATTAAGATATTCATGGCAATTCAAGTGTAATGTGCCCTTCAGCGGCGTCGTGATTTACATCACCTGAACGGCCGCCTGCTGCAATGTATTCAGCAACTGTCATGCCATTGCGGTACAGCTCATAGCGTTCACGTGCTAAAGTGTTTTTACGTTTTGGGTTTGGAACTGCAACGTAAGTAATGATGGCTTTTTTGTTTGCACGAGCGCGCTGTTTAGCTTCTGACATGTCAGTATCTTCCTGTTGGATGGGGTTAGGTCTTTCGACAATAGGGGTAAGTTGCATGTGTATTCCTTTCAATAATCAACGGTTTCAATTGTATCACGCTTAATGTAATCACGCACTGCTGTTAGTAAAGTTTGTTGCGTTTTATCTTTGCGTCTGACGGCCATCATAATGGCTTCATCCACGGTGTCTTTGGCCATGACGTGATGCACTACGATATGATTCTTTTGGCCTTGCCTCCAGAGTCTGCGAATGAACTGCTCATAGACCTCAAGGCTCCAAGTTAAGGAATACCAGATGACTGCGTGTCCAGTACCTTGTAGGTTAAGACCATGACCCGCCGACATTGGGTGTGCCAAAAGAACCGGTATTTTGCCGGCATTCCAATCATTAATAATAGCATCAAGTTTATGACCAATAACCCCGCTTCCAATGATAGGCGCATTCGGAAAGGCAACCTTGAGCCTTTCGAGGTCATGCGCAAAATGGTAGCCGATGATACAAGGTTGGCCCGAAAGCTCCTCGACCAGATCAAGAACAGCTTCCGTCTTCGCGTCATGAAGGTGAATACTTGTTTTAGCATTGCCACTTCCATCATCATCTAAATAAGAACCGCCATTGGCAATTTGTTGACCCTTCATGACAGCCACGGCGGCATTAACCGCTGTCACGTTTCCACTATTCAATTCCACTGTCAAATCGTTTTCAAAGGCGTCGTACAGTTTTCTAGCATTTGTAGGTAGATCTACCATAATGTTGTTATAAGTTAACTCGGGCAGATCTAGATGGTCCAGCGCCGCCATACGCAGCACCTTGCCAGCCAAAGCTGCATGGATCCTTGCCTCTCCATCAGATTGCAGCTTCCACTCATACCCGCCATAGCCGGAAGGGTAGAAGTACTCAGTTCTGAATCGTGAGATGTAAGGGCCAAAGGTAGCACCTTGATCGAGAATCAGCTGGGGGCCAAAGATGTCAAGCAAACTGTTAGGCGCCGGAGAGCCTGTCAAGCCCCAACGGCGGTCAAACTTGTCAAGCAAAGGTTTTATTGTCTTAAACCGCTGCGTTTGCGTGTTTTTCATATAAGATATCTCATCCACCGTCAGGATCTGGAAGGGCCAGTCTTTGCCATTGAGTTGCGAAGACAGCCAGCCAAGGCCTTCAAAGTTGATGACGTAAATGTCATGCTGTTGCTTCAAGACTTTAGCTTTGTTGCCGCCATGCAAAACACCAACGGAGTAATCAGCAAATTGCTCCCACTTTTTAGCTTCAGGCGGCCAAACGCCATGCACGGGCCTAAGCGGCGCAATGACCAGCATTTTCTTGGCCAAACCCTTAATCTTTAGAGTTCTAAAGGCCGATAGCACAACGGCTGTTTTACCAAGCCCGGGATCCAGCCATAAAGCTGCCGAGCCTTTTTCAACCAGAAACTTTACAG